ATTAATTCATCCATACTTACCACACCTGTCTTATTGGGAGATTTCTAGGAGCGCGATTGTAAAAATACAAATCTCTATAAGTTATATGATGATGCTCTAAAAACGATTGAACATCCCAATACAATAGGTCATCAAAATTAGGATCAGGCTTTTGGTTCAACATTTCATAAATTCCAGAGTTCAAATCGTGTATCTGAGTTATCGACATACCCTCTGTAGTTTCGAGATAATAACGAGGATGCTGCTTATAATCAAGATAACTTGCTGCCCAAAGTTCGGGGTGAAGGGCGTTATTCAATAACAAATTATCATCAATGAATGGCAGATCATCGTTGTTCTTTAAGCTCCGAACATAACTACTCATTACTTGCGTCTCAAATCGCTTAATAAAATAGTCCGGCACAACATTGTAATCCGGACTCGTTCTTTGTATTAATTCATACATATTTTTTCTCCTTTCTACCATACTTGATGGATAGGGGTATTCATAACCCCTTGTACTGGACGCCCATTAATCTCATCAACCTGAAGTGCGCAAAACATATTATGATAGTCAATGACTGATAACGTGTCCTTTGCCACTCCATGTATAGCGTTAATATAATTACCAGGTGCTTCTTCTTTTATTGCTTCAAGATTAGCTGCTGACCATACCTCCAAGAACCCCGGTATAAATTTCCCTGCTGTTTCCTTGATGAAGTATGATTGATCTCCTGTTCCTTGTGACAATACTACAGCTAGTGTATATTGAGGTTTTATGTGGTCGATAATATTTCTTTCTAAAGAAGGTACCGCACCCCAAAATCCACCTTCCGTTTGACAATACAAATCAATTACATGCTTTTCAAACTCATTGCGATGTTCTCCAATAATAGCTTCCATCTTAGGACCTTTACGTATATTTAAAAAATTCATAATGTCTCCTCCTTACCAAACCGGTTTGATTGGCAAATTATAATATTTTACATATCGAAAATCTTTATCTATAAAAAACATATTGTGATAATTTAGTACTTCCATGACATCATCTATTAGTTCATAAAAGCGATTATTGATAATATCATTATAAAAATCACTCGTTTTTGATTGATCGTCACTTAACAAATAGGGGTTACCTGTTTTCTCATGAGACTCTGCATATATAGCAAAGCTGTCTACGAATTCTCCTAAATTGTGAGTATCGTAGTATCCGTATTGCAAATAGCATTCTAATACCATCTCTTCAAAATCTTTAGATAAATGGTAAGGGACCAATGAAAGTTCAAGTTCCTTACGTTTCACTAACTCACCCACGTTACCACACCTCTTTTATATAAGGATTAATCAACTTCGTAGGCTTTACTTCTTCGGGTGAAGTAAATACACCCATAGTACTTGTATCATCAAAGTAGCTGATGTGATACATATTTAAAGCCCTCATAATTTCATTAAAATACTTCTGTTCTACAGTTCCTTCACTGAAGTAACAGCCGTACGAAGAAAGTTCACCTTTTACCATACTCCATTCCATCATAATTTCATCCATGTCTTCGCCTTCTTCTATGCGCCGACGTGTTTCTTCCCCTTCATCATCTCCGTAACCATTTAAAATGTATTGCATATAAAGCCATTCAAAATTATTCCAAGCTGTTAACAATAACATGTATCTTGTCGGCACTAATATTACAGGAGTACAATCACTATAAAATTCCTGTGTTTCGTAAGATTCTTCATATAACTCACCCAGTAGACTGCCTATATTTTGATGTCCGTTAAGGGTTGTATTTTCCAAAAAATCAAAACGATGTTCTTGCGTTTTAAGTTGATACATTACCACACCTCTTTAATTGGAAGATTTATATAAATATTTTCTTTTTCATTTAAACAATAAGCCATCTTGTAAAATTTCATGATATTAAAAAGGTCCTCATTAATTAAAAGCGCTTGACGGTCGTATTCTATCCAAAATTTATCAGCTGATTCATCGTCTATTGGAGCGTATTCAGCTGCCACACCAAACACTTCATAAGATGCAAGATTATCTACACATCCTGTAAATTCATCATGTGCCATAAAATGAGTAAAAGCCGGAATAGCTACATCATGTAAGTTATTAAATATAAAGCTGTCCGCTACAATTTCTTCATATAAATCAAAAATTTCATCTATAAATAATGGAACATCAACATCTACTTTTAAATCAGGGAATTGCTCTCTAATAGTTATATAAGACATGTCACCACACCTCTTTAATTGGAATATGACGAAATAGTTTTTTTACATTTTGCTCAGTGAAAACTGAACCTTCTTCTTGGCCACTCATAAATTGAAGTGAATGATAAGGTTCTTCCGAATCTAAATAAAATATTCTAGCTGCATTAAAAGCTACACGGATATCATGATTTAAAAGTTCACGTTGTTCATTCGTTAGGTCTACAGCTAGTGCTTCTCGCTTCATGAAATCTAACGTCACCTTTGCTAGATCATCGTTATACTTAATCGCTAAATCTCGAATAATCGCGTTATGAGATTCTGTATGAAATAAATCAACATGATTTTCTCCCAACTTTACAATGCGTCCCACGGTGCCTAATGTTGTAATGTATTTATCTCTCATCGATATATTATTTGGTGTAACCACTTCACTGTTTGTTTGTTCTAATACATTTACATAGCTATTTGTCACATAATTAATTACTTGCCCAACATGAAAAGCCTCTTCTGGAAAAAACAGAAAAGGATACTTAGATTCTTTTAATTTATTCATTTTTACCAAACTCCCTTTATAGGTGGATTTATAACTCGTGTTTTCTTTTGGATTACATTGCCTGCATAGTTATCTAGATAAAACATATGATTGTTATCCAGTAATTGTTTAATATCAAGGTAGAAAAACATTTCGTTCATGTCATAATTATCAAAATAATAGTCGTTAACTGCATCATAATTATCCTCTTCCAAATCTTCGACTGGAAAAATGCTTGGATCAAAGAAACGATCTTGTTCTAAGCTTGCAAAGTGGTAATCAGAAATCTCTCTATGAATCCACAATAAAAAATGTTCTGCCCATGGATCCTTATTAAGTAAGTTATCAAATATGTGAGGTGTCAACCGTTCCTCGCAATTTCCGAAATACCATGTGAATGCCCCTTCCTCAAAAATTTCTTCTGCTGGATCTGGAACAAATGAATACAGGTTCTCTTTTATTAGTAAGTCTCGCACTTACCATACCTCCTTTAGATAAGGGTTATAAATCTTTGGTTTGTATTGAGCATCATCTTGATAACAATAAAAAAGATTGTACGCATCTAATACAGTGCGACAATCCATAACCATGACATCAAAGAAATCAGGATACCGTCCATTAAATACATCAATTGCATCTCTTTCCACTGTTTCATAATCTGCTCCTTCTATTTCTCTCATTGTTTTCGCTATATCGCTCAGTACAAATTGATGTGTAATTAATTCGTCATAAGAAGAATACTCGAATAACTCGAATAGATTCGGCACATTATTTACTTCTTCGCTTTCCGTAAAACGTACAGGCTTATAGTCTTGATACCACAGCAACAATCCCACAACGAATTGATCTATACATTCACGATCAATTAAAGCCATTTTTAATGATAAAAGTTTTTGCTCACTAATAATTTGATGCTTCACCATACTTCACGTCCTATGTGACAGTTCCATATTTTATCTTCAAAATCCATATAGGACATACATCGAGATTGAAGGAATTTTGTCACTTGAAAAGATATGTCATTCATATCCGGCACTTCTTCACCGTGAAGCGTAATTTTCTTACTAAGAGCCGCTTTAACAAATTGTCTTTTCGTCATTGAATATAGTTCATGCTCATTTCTCATAATAGCTGCTTTAATGTTTTCCTCACGTAACATTAAGATGGTTGATCCTCCTGTCTCTTCAACCAGTTCACCTAGATGAGGCAATTGATACTCCGAACTACCAGCAAAAGCTCGTGATGCAATATGCATATATTCGTGTTGAATAATTGAACCTAACGGAAAGTCCTCTAGTTTTTGTAAAAACATTTACCATACCTCCAAGATTGGAATATTGTAATATTCATCTCTGAATTTTATAAAAATCCGATTTTCATGAATCACTTTAGAAATTTCTATCATTGCTTCTTCCCAAGGTACACCGGGGATTGCGTTCACTAAGTCCAGTGGATGAGGAACATACGAATCTAAAAAAGTAAATCTATCATAAGGCTGGACTGTATCCAAAACGCTTATATATTCTTCTACAACTCTTTTAGTAAGCAGAGCCATCTTTAAGTCTGTGCTTAACTGATTCATTTACCATACCTCCCGTGTAGGTAAATGAAAGATCTCGTCAAAGTCATTTTTATAACAAATATAAAAGTAGTCAAAAACATCTTGAATTTCTTCTGTTTCTAATACTACTTTCATGCCAATTTGATTACTAAGGTTCTTTAACAAGCTTTCTGGATACGTGCGAAGATTATGAATTAGGAAGCTCGGCTGAGCCCCTAATTCATATGGTTTCACATCGTAATGGAACATCGTTAAACGATCTTGAACTCGGTCATCATAGAGATCCCGGATCATTTCAATATCCGGGATATCATAACGCCTTACTACTTCTGAATAGATTTTAAACAATATTTCTACATCAAAATCTGCATGCTTTATTAATTCATTCATTACCACACCTCCAATATTGGTGGATTAAATACATCTTTCTTTCCGCCAGCAAACGCATAATATTTTCTATTTAAATAAAAATGGAGCTCCACTTTAGATAAAGTAGGAAGCTCCTTAACTTCTAACCTCTTTAATTCTTCAAACTCTTTGCCACTTCGTAGCTCTGATAAATATCCTGTTATATGACTTGTTTGCTCATCAATATTTTTATTTATGACTTGAATCTTATAATCATCATATATATCCTCAAACTCTGGCAGTCGCTTATCGTAATAACATACTCGTTGATAAATATCATTTATATCAACGCCTAAATCATCTTCCTCCAACAAAATAAGTCCGTTTTGTTTAATCATGGCAACCAGATTCTTCCGCGAACGTGTTGAACTGTTGGCGCTACAAGAGCTTCAATATGCGGTAAATATTCATTACCTCTTGCTGCCATATAAATACCTGCTGTGTAGTCTTTAAAGCGCATAGCTACAACTGGATACGCTGAGAACATCTTCATTAAGTTATAGAAGATATCTAAATCAATTGTCATCATTGGCGCACCTTGAATTTTACTTCTGTTTTGACCTGCAAGATAAGAGAAGTTTTTAATCCCACGAGCCAGCAGTCCATTGTTGCTATCAGGATCAACACTATAAGCTGGATCTCCTGGTTTGATAATACCCATTTTGAAATGTTGTGCTGCAATACGAACTCCTTCATGTTGTGGACGCAATACATCTACAAATCTTTTACCTGTGTGCTTATCAACGCTCACAGGTTTAACAATGTAAACTACGCCTGGATTTAACTTTGTTACATGAATCTTAGAGTTTTCATGGATATATAGCGGGATTAAACGCGGTTTTCCATTTGCGACAATCTTTGTCATTACAACTACTTCTCCATCAGGCATTCTTTCTGGAACTGCAACAAAATGCCCTTTTGGAATTACATCTGTCGTACACATAATATTTACCTTTTTGTCTCTAGTTTTCTCCTTATGTGTTTTTTGTAAATACTCTAAGAATTTAAAAACAGCACCAGGATTCAACCCTACTTCAAAAGCTCCTTCTACTTCTGCTTTTCCAGCTTCAATTTGTTCTATAGCTGCTGCATGATTAACAGCTTCTAGTCCACCATTCTCATTCGTTCTACCTGGTAGCCCTTTATTTGTCTCAAAGTATTCGCCTTCTCTTTCATAATTAACAAGACCTGGACCTTTCTCATATTTGTTATGAGCTACTTTTACTTCATTGTTACGACCATATCTTGCACAAACAAATGCTGCACCTAAATCAGCTACTTCACGTCTAAATCCACATAATGCAATTCCTTCTTCTGGATTAAAGAAAACGCTTTGTAAATTTGGATTGATATTCATTGTTGCAATCGGATGTAATAAAGAAAGTGCTGAAGTCATACTTTGGTTTACTGTATCTTGAACTTGTGTCATTTTAATAGTCCCCTTTAATAATGTTTTAGTTTTTTAAATTAATAAATAAAAAAAAGAAGTGACACAATTATCTGTGTCACTTGCTGTTATTACTCTGCATTCTTGTTATCGATTGTTTCTTCTACGATCATGTCTTGATTACTTGCTATACCGCCTTGCGTTACAAGCTCGTCAATTATACTTTCCCAATCTTTTCTTTCACTCTTACTCATTCTTACTTTTGATAAGTTTTCTTGAATGTATGCGATTAGTTTAATGCTTCCTCTGATATCAATGTTTTCGATTGATACTGTTACTTCTTTTCTACGTTTCTTCGTAGTGTATGTTTTGCTATTTTTATTCTTTAGTGCTGCTATTTCCATTGAATATTTCAATGCTTTCAAAATATCACGTCTCACTTTACGTTGATAAAACCATGTTCCTGTTGCTACTGCTAAACCTGCTCCTGCTCCAATTCCTAGACCTGCTAAAAATCCTAAACCTGCTTCTTTTGCTTCAACTTCATTGTTCATAATTTCTTCCATAACTTCCACTCCTTCATTGTTTTGATTTTCTACTTCAAAATTCTCCATATTGTTTTCCATTACTGATTCCTTCTTTCTAATGTTTTATTGTCTTTCCTACATTTCTTATAACAGCTTTTTTTCAGTTTTGTCACAATACCAAAAAGGAGAAAACCCTTAGTTCACCGGGCTTTCTCCTTCTTCCACTTCAACAAAGTTTTTATAATCATCACCGAATATCTCATGCATCTTCATAACAGAATATAGCTCCCAGAACTCTATAGCTTTAGGATCCATATCCATAATATCTTCTACTTTGCTTAACTTCCCATTGGTCAACACCACTGAGTTTCCTGTCATATAATGCTGATGAATAACAGTGGCCAGTTCTAAATGATCTGCCATCTGATCAGAATACTGAACCCATAAATCCATCATCTTCCTAGCATCAATCATTTTATTGTCTTTCATTGCTGTTTTAATCATACGTGAACCTTTTTTAAGACGGTTCAATAAATTCTTTGATTCTATAATACTCTCTTCATACTCTTTAACGCCTGGTGGTACTTTCATGCAAACATCTCCCCTCAAGCTGTTTCAACGCGTGTATACCCGTCAACTTCCTCATAAAAGATTAGATGATCTACTATATCTATAATTGATTTGTGATGAGTAACAAGAATCGTTTGTTTCTTAAACATGTTGGTTAACTCCTGTAATAATGAAGCAATGGCATTGATACGTTCAACGGATACCATTTTAGCAGGTTCATCTAATATAATTGGGCCCAGTGGTTTGGGATTTAATATTTGAAGTAAACCAAAACGTAATCCTATTGCACACGTATCTACTGTCCCTCCGCCCATACTATCTTCGGGCGGTCGTTTGGTTACTACGCCTCTAGCTGTTTTTACTACATAAAACTCAATAATTGTATTGTTACGACTTGTATCTATTTCAATTTCAAAGCTGTAGCGATCATCAAATACAGCTTGTAAACACAAAGTTACTACATGTTCTAAATCCGAACAGACCTGTTCTCTTGTTGTCTCAGCAAGCTCTTGTAAAACAATACGAACGTCTTCATACAATTCAAGAAGCTCTTCTAACTTTTTTAATTCTTTTTCGTTTTCCTGTAATTCCATTTCTAACTTATCTATTTCTGCTAAGGTACCATTGAAGCTTGCTATTGCCTCATCAGTAATAGCAAGGATATTTTGTATTTCTCTCATACGTTATACCCTAACTCTCTGAGCACCTTTTTATATTCAACCATATTAGACGTAATAGACTCTTTTAACTCAGCTGCAATTGACTCAGCCGTTTCAACCTCTTTAATAGGTTGTTCAAATGTTTCTTCTAAGTCCTCAAAAATACGGCTTTTCTCATCATTAAGCTGTTCTGTTTTTATTGCTTCTCTCATTGCTGTTTGTTTAGCTTCTTCAGCAATATTTTTCAAATTTTCAAATTCTGTTGCCATACTAACAATCTCCTTTTAAATAATATTTTTGACTGTATCGGTACAAACGTGATCAGTTTCTTGACCACATGTAGGACATAACTTTGCATCTTTTAATGCGTCAGTAAACTGGTACAATACCTTTTCAATATTTTTATGGGCTTCTTTCGCAATCGCATCTGAACGTTCTAGACTTTTATCGATATCGCGTAAACGATTAATATGATTAAACAACAATTTGTATTTAGCTATATCTTTTTCAAGCGGTTGTAAATCTAAAGCCGCAGCATGTCTAGCTGGACTTTTCTCGATTTCTTCTAAAGCTTTTTCATTTGCCTTGAGAGCAGTCACAGCTTTATTGACTGTATTGTATTTATCAACCTGTTTATCTATCAATAAGGTTAATTCATCTAACCTTTCCAACTTCTCTTTTTTGATGTTACTGAAGCTGTTGAGTTCATCTTGAATTTCCTTTAAACGATTTGTGTAACGAATAACCGTTTTAGCTAAAGCTACTTTCTCTTCCAAGTCACTAGGCCACGCTTCAACTACTCGATTAGCCTTAAAAAGCTTTTCATCAATTTCTTTCATCAAGACCTGGATCTCTTTTAATCTTTCAATCTGCTGTGTAAGATGAGTGTGCAAATTAATTTTAGTTTGCAGCCCTTCTTTCAACGCTTTTAAAGTGTCAATTTTAGAACGAATACGATCCGTCTCACCTTTTAAATTAGTTATTTCTTTAGTTATTGTTTTATTTTCTTTCTTCATCTCTTTTTGACTTTTGACATGATTACGAATGTCTTCATTAATGCCTGAAAGTGCTGAATCAATTCTTTCAAGTTCATCTAAGTTACCTAAGACTTCAGCTCGTTTGGAAGGCCGTAACGAAAGAAGAAATGCACTTTCTAATTGTTGTGAAAACTGAAAGTACACATCACCGCTAATAGGCACAATCCCATGTGCCTCAACTATTTCAGGAGGAACGGATGTACCGAATCCTGTATACTCTCCAAGCAATTCATCTTTATAAAACAAACGATAAAAATTAACGCCCCCGCCTTTTCTTCTCTCAATAATCTTATCGCTGGACAAAGTGACTCTAACCATAGCTTCTTTCTGTCCTGTTGTTATAAAATAGTCTCCATTCGGTTTATTAAGAAGACACCAGCGGATAGCCCGTATTGTTGCTGACTTTCCGCTGTTACTCTCACCTACAAAAGCATTAGTGCCATTCACAAGCTTTATCTTAATTTGTTCAATAGACTGGAAGTTCACAATCTCCACTTCTTTTATCCAAATGTCTTCTTCTAAAGCAACTGACATCCAAGCTCCTCCTTAACTTAATATTTCGATAATTTTCTTTATTTTTGCATCTGTTAACCCTTTTGGCACTTCAATATCTACGTGTAACGTAAGTGTTCCATAAAAGCCGTTTCGTGTATTAAGTAGACCTTCATCCGGCACAATAATTTGATGGCCTTGTTTTGCTCCACGCGGAACCGGTACATCAACTTCCTGTCCAGAAGGCATAATTACTTTCATGGATCCCCCAGTTAATGTCTTTAGATATGGAACCTTTATTGTTTGATGAACATCAAATTGATTTGTAATAGAAAAGATATCACTCTTATCATGTCTCATCACTAAAATTAAATCTCCATTACCGCCGCCATTTATCCCTTGATCACCTCTGCCGATTAGCGTAATCCGTTGACCATCTGTTGTTCCTTCAGACATTACAAATGTAAGGTTGACCATTCTATTTAACTTCCCTTTGCCGCTACATGCCTCACAATCAGTTGGTTTAACATAACCCTTTCCAGAACAAGTAACACAGCGTCTTTCAGTCTTGATGTCACCAAAAGGAGAATATATTTCATCTAAGGTATAACCGAATGTTCTGCAGCTTGGGCATGCATCAGCTTCCATACGCTTAAACCCATGCCCTTCACACTCATTACAATTAATATAGCGGTCAAATTCAATTTTCTTATGTGCCCTTGCTCGAATGTCCTTTACAGTGAATAAAACTTCAATTTCCACATTTTCACCTTTAAGGGGAGCATGAACACCTTTAATACCACTATGGAACTCTTTGAATACTTCATCAAACGATTTTGAGCTCTCAGGACTATAATTTTTCGCAAAATCATCATATTCTTTTTTGCGTGCTGGATCACTCAGGGTTTCATATGCATCATGTATTTGTTGAAATTCTTCAGCAGCATTGGGCTCTTTACATACATCTGGATGTTTTGTTTTAGCTAAGTTACGATATGCCTTTTGAATCTCTTTTGCAGTCGAATCCTTTTCCACACCTAAAATTTTATATAAATCTATAAGTTCCTTCGCCACGTTACACACTCTCCTAATTAAATAGTTTTAGTCTCTTCTTTACTTCCGCAAATACTGCTGGTTTTGTTTTATCCTTAAACCCATCCACGATTACGTCTAGATCCACGCCTTTGATATCAATGTCCTTTAACACAACACGCATTTTATCTCGGGCAGCCTTTAACCTTGCTTCTTTCTCTTTCTTAGCATCTATTACGCTGCGATCCATCACTTCTATACCTGGTTCAGCCACTTTACAAGGTATAGGCTCAATCTCCCCTGTTCCATCCTCATGAATTGTTATGAGAGCATATTTAGGCATGCGATTCATTTCTTCATGAGAAGCTTTGGTACGACCTAAACTACCTGGATTATAAGCAAGTCCATTATCAAGTTTTGTAACAGGAAAGCCAGAATGATCATGTGCTCCAAGCGTAATTGTTGCCTTTGTATGTCTCATTTCCTCAATTAATGTATGGCGTATGGTGTCTAAAAGCGGTCTAGGAGTTAAAAAGCCATGCGCCATATGAATATGAGGTGTCCCATCTGAATGTTCTACAATCCAATCTCTCGATCTGTGCTGAACAATATTTCCATGTTCATCGTAAATATGACTATCCAATTGAGCATAAGCACTGACAGCCGTTAATTTCACTTTCATTCCATTTGCTTCAAAAATATAAGGAGTTCGATCCAAGATAGTGAACAGCTTACTAAACTCTTGCATAACCCCAATTGCTGTTTTCTTTACCGTATTAGGGTTATAACCAATTTCATCATGATTCCCCCACATTCCGAACAAGCCTTTACCCTTTTGTTCAGAATCGACAATCTTCCCAAGTCTCGTCACGACTTCAGGAGATGTATGCGCAGAATTGAAAAAATCACCACCGGCTAAAAAAGCATCTACTTCTAATTTGTGTCCCGTTCTAAAAAAATCTCGTATCTTTTTTTCTATGGCAGCAGGATAGTCATCTTTACGTGCTACGGGATTTTTGCCTGTAAAGTGCCAGTCTGTTGAATACAAAAACTTTATCAAACCGTTATTCTCCCCCTTCTAAAGGTAGTATTTCTTGCGTAACAGGTTGCTTCATCAAGGCTTTGAGCTCTGGATCTTCTTCATAATCGATGATAATATTTTCGTCTGTCTCATTGTCATCAGCTACTTGCTCAGAAGACTCCTGTATTTCTTCTTTCGTAATAACCGCTATTTTAATTGCTGCCATTATGTCATGAGCAATCGTTAAAACGTCTCGTTTGTCCATTACATAAGCATTGTAAGTAAGTAGAGTAATAGGATAGCCAGGATGATTTGTAAAGCTAATATGGACAGGAGCGCTTGTTTCCTTTACTAAATAATCAAAGCACGCCTTAAATACATCTCTTCCTGCGCTATCTGGAATGTGCAATGGAATAGACTTAAAATCTCTATTTAACTCGTAAGGGAAGTCTCGTTCTTCACCAACCTTATAGAAACTCATTTCCTCTTCATTGTGCAGTGACCAGCCGCTTTCAAAACTCACTTTCATTCGTTCCAACTCATTCTCTTTCTTACGTGCAAAATGCAATATATAAAAAAAGCCTTCATGTTCTTCATGAATTAGTTCCAACTTGTATCCTCCTTGTCATGAGCACTTTTCGTAATCATAACAAAAATAAAAAAGCAGCAAGCAAATGCTTGCTGCTAGATTCTTACTTTTCTGCGCCTAATCTTATTTCTTCTAAACCAACTTCTTTAATATTGGCCATTCCAATACATGTTATTGTTGTTACTGCTGCTATTGCTCCGACTCTTAATGCTGTATCTGCAATTATATTCACCATTTTTACTTTTGAATCTGCTGCTACTAATCGATCATTTACTGATTGAGCATGCTTTTCGATTAGTTTTTTTATTTCTAATTCCACTAACTTTCTTTCATGTTCTAACTTCATTTGTTCTGTCATATATGACACAACTACTTCTGCTTTCTTTACATCGTACTCATTGCTTTCTTTAAAATCTACTGCTTTCATCGTTTCTAATACCTCTTCCATTTTGTTAGATTTTTTTACTGGTTGTTCATTATTCATTTTTACTACTCCTTCGTCATTTTTTGTTGTTTGTTTTTTGTTATTATTTGTCATTACTTACACTCCTTTTTGTTATATCGCTCCACTATCCTTATAACAGGTTTTTGTGGTGGTACACGTTCTGCAAGAAGACGCAGGTAACTATCCTTTTCTGGCCAGACTACCGCATTTTCTTCTTCATAAGGTTGATAGTTAACTATTGCCTTACAAAGTGTGGACTCATCAAAATAATTACCTGTAGCAAATGCCCGATCGTTAAAAATGAGCACAATAAAAATACGGTCTTCTGAATGAAAACCGTTTAGTAAATCCATAATGTCAGCTTTATTAGTTAGCAACGCTTTCTTCGTGCTTTCAATTTGCAAACATGGTGCCATCTCACCTGCTTTCATTGCTTGAATGGCAAATATCATATGCCCGTTAATCTCGGCTTGATTTACATGTGAAGAAGAAGGCTGGAACATATGCCAATCAACAGAACCACTCTTATAGTGGAATACATGTGCTGCTCTCAAGCCCCATACCGTAATCAGATTGACCATTGCTCGTCTTATACACATTTCATTGCTATCAAACAACTCCAAGCCGCTCGATAAAGTAAACTTCGTCTTCTGGTAAATCAATTTAGTTTTCCGAACCACTGGCACTCCTAAGTGTTTTGTATTAACAACTGCATATGGAATCATTCATACCATCTCTCTTTCATTTTAATTAATACTCCACACGTGCATTTTGCGTGGGTTGTTTTTTTGCGCAAAACATCTAACTTATTACACTTAGGACACACTAGTAAGCGCATTTCATCATCAACAGAAGTAATATTGAGTTCCTTACCTAACTTTTCTAAGTTTATTGCTCTTCCAAAAGTTCCATTGCCATTCGTAAATAACTGAACCATTTCATCCCTCTTCCCCATTTTTTAGTTACTTCTACTTTTTTCACATCTATGCAGCTGGCTCTCCAGACAAGATAAGCCATGCGCATTTCATCATCCTTTAAAACAAGAAGCGGCACCCCGTTATATACGTGGATGCCGCAATAAATCATTAATCCTGTTAGTTCTCTGTGATCCATTTCTTTTAATTGAATAAGTTCCTCTGGATCAAAGCCAATTGTTTCAAACTGTTTATGATTCTTTAAACAATACTTATCTTGTAAAGCTTTTTGCGCTAAATCTTTTAAGATAATCACTGTGCTCCTCCTCACTCATACTCATACAATTCAAATAAAATCGGGAAACTATTTGTTTCAAATAAATCCATAAAAAAAGATTCGTAAGGATTGAAGATGTTCACATTTTTATGTCTAATAACTTTTGAAACTTCGCCTCCTTGTTCTAATAAAATCCTTGTTAGAACTAACTCATGATAAATTGGACCATACTTAGGAAGATCGGATTTAAGTATCTTATCTCCTCTCATTAAAACGGTTGACCAATTTTGTTTCATTTCCTCTAAGGCTCTTTCGAATAAGTTTAATAGCTCTTCCCTCTTATCCATTCCACACCTCCAAAATAAATAAAAAAAATCCAAAAGGACTCGAACCTTTAACACACCAGTTATACTGATTGCTCTGCCAATTGAGCTATAGATTTTTTATTTCTCTCTATTATTCTTATAACACTTTTTATTATAGAAATAGCAAAAAATAAGTACCAGCTATTGCTGATACTTTTTACGTGGTCGGTCAACGGGTACCTCCTCTCTGGGGTGACTAGGCCTGCGTCTCTTCCTCACAACAGGGAGATGCGTCACATTGCACCTGTTGCTTTTTCACGTATAGGGCATTGCCCTCTCTACTATCCTTATAACATCTTTTAAGTAGAAAAGAAAAAAACAGCAGCATTACACTGCTGCCATTTTCTGTCCTTGTCGTTCTTTTGCTCTAATCATTATATCGAGCATTTCAATTACATATTCTCTTTCTTCACGAATCCATATCTTATTACTGAAACCAAACGCTGTTGTTAATTCGATTTGGTCATTTAGAATAGCTCTCTTGCTAATCATATCTAATACTTCTTGATATGTTACTTCATCGTATTCCTCCAAAAACATATCTCGTTGTTGAATAAATTCCTCTACTGTCATTTCAAACTGCTTTAACATTTTTATCATTTTGTTTAACTCCCTTATATTTAAATTGTTTTTCCATAGTCCTTATAACAGTATTTTTGCCTGTAAAGAGTGCTGAAAAGAGATAAAATAAAAGCATCAATCCGTGGTAGACTTGCGGTATTATGACAAAGGCGGTGTGGGTCATGACTCCGAAATATTCTCTCATCGGCCCTGCTGTATTTATGGATGAACGAGGAAATCTCTATAAGAAAGCTAGTGATGTTAGTTTCATCCCTATCAAAAATAAATACACTGTAGCCGAAGACCGTTATGTACAAAGGAATTTAGAAAAGAAAGGACGGGATAACTGATGTCAAAAGGCATGGTAAAAACCGCTTCTGGCGCAATGATTCTAAAAAATAGTTCTCCTGCAGCAATTGAAGAGTATCTTGTAAGCATGATGAATGATGCACTTGGATCATGGAGAGACGTAGTAAAAATAAAGCCTTATCTTCGAATCGATGAAGAGGATGCTGATTTAAGTAATAATGTGAAGAATGGTTTTGGTGCGATTGAGCTAACTGCTTACGGAGTGAAGCTATACATTCCTTTTATTATTTCAGATAAGACACTCCTTCCTTTTGATACGATTCGAATGGGTGATCAAGAGATTAGTTACGATTACAGCAAACTTCGACGTGTCATTAATGCAATTGAGCATAAAGCGAAAGAAGAGGAAAACGAAGGTGCTGAAGGAACTCAAACGATGGAACTGGCAGACTTTGATGATATTCAATATAACAATGGGTTCTTAGGTTCTATTATGCAGGTTCGAGATAATCATCGAAACAAAGATGTTAGGTATGATGACGAATATCGTGGACCAGGTTTCGGTACCGTTGATGAAACTCGTATCATGCGTATGGCTAGTGATATGGATATCCTTGATGGTTTTCACGAAGTCATGGAGAAAATTGCAGATGTAAAAGTGTTTACGAGTGAGCAAATAGAAGAATACGAGAAACATATTTTTAAACAAGCTGAAAAAGAAGCGTGGGAAGAACTTGAAAAGACAGCTGCTGACCAAACTGAAACGTTAGATGCTGCTAAAATCAAACGAGACCTCATGCAGCTAGAAAATGAGAAGCTGTTTAATGTTCACCGTGCTGCTAGCGGAAATAACATTGCTTTCCCTCTTTACGAAGATAACCGAGTAGAATTTCGTGTAGGGCGAGTCTATCGCAATTTCGAATCTTGGTTCAAAAACACTCCAAACTATACCTCAAATCGTTTAGGCGCTTTAGTACTAGATACAAAAGGCGGCTACCACATCTTAAAATCCAATGAAGCTTTCATGGCAAGCACACGTCAACCTGATAGTGTTGAATTGCCTACTACACATGCAAAATCCCTTGAAGTTGGTCCTATGTATATATTAGAGAAAGACTCTGGTACTGTGTATAATCCGTTTATCATCGAGAACACATGGATGCGTGACGTACTGAATGACGGTATCGTTTTATCTGTCCGAGAACGTATGTCTGACCCTTCATATCGAGCACGTACTGCTAACTCCCTCCTCTCTGATGTGTATGAGTGCAAAGAAGTATCAGCTGGACGCTATTCAAACTCTGTTATAGCAGGTTTCGGCAACGCACGCTTCAGTATAGTTATTACAAAAGATCCTACAATGACAGAACCAATGCATATGTCTTACGAAGAAGTTCAGAACTATATCGTAGACAATGCAAAGGATATGGAAGACGCAAGGCTAGCTAAGAATATGCTTTTTCATACAAAAGATTACGTTGTAATTCATGAGAGCTTTCCTTTCTTCAAAGCAGAAAAGAACATCAAAGGTTATTATACACGCCCAGATGGATTATTTAATGAAGGACCTTTAGCTAAAACAGCCGCTTATGAAGGACAAAACAAAGCTACTCTTATTGTCAAGAAAGACCGTAATCCTAAGACTTATGCAGTTAAATGGACATACGCGAAGGCAGACAAAGGTTCAGATGGTGTCGATGCTACTAAGCTAGAAAAACGCTATCAGGACGGGTTATCACGCCAACAAGCGCAGTCTCTTCTAGGTTCACTAGGATTTGACTACAGAACGCAAGCTAAATTTTTTGAAGTCACAGATCGTAACGGGCGTAGTGCTACCTTTAACATCACGAGTGCCGAACGAGCAAGTCAAGCTGCCCCGTCAGATCAAGCTAACTCAAAAGTGAAAAAGAAAATGAAAGGTCTTGCTAATTCCATGCTTAATTCAAGCAACTTCACTCCTATTATGGAGGATACTGTTGCTGGCGGTATTTCTTCCGTATTAGGAAACCTTGCTCCTGGAACAATTAACGCAGCACATAACGTCGGAGATTTTCTTGGAATGAAGCAAGCCAAAACTACTGCCTATGAAATGGAAAAAGTAGCGACTCGATTAAATGGATCTGAATGGCATGAATTATCAGCTCTTCTTAATATGAAGTATCGCTTAGATAAATTAGCTGAAAATGTAATGGACGGAAAATATTTATATAAAGGTGCAGAACCGTTTAAAAAGGTGGCAGAGTTTAAACCGGTTATCGAGAAAAAAGCTAGTGATCTAATTGACTTTAATCGTAAGCAACTTTTAAATACAACAAGTTATCTAGTAAAACCTTCTCTAATTAAAGAAGCCCTTACACAGTTAGATGGCTTGTATGTATATGCCTCTTCTTTTCAAGACGAAAAAAAAAAGACTGAAATAGAGAAAGAAGCCGGATTTTTTAACGGTAAAGCTAGACAAGAGTTGAAGTCATTAGATGGCGTACTCGCTACTTTAAAGCAAAATGCAGAAGAAGCAACTAGAAATTTTAGTGATAAAAATGCACAATTCCGAGCTTTGTTCCATAGTGATCTTGATCAGAATACACTTGCTCAAGCTGAATCAGAAGTAGAAAAAGCTAGAGAGCATATGAATTTGTCTGTATCTTCACTTCAAGAAGCTATGCACAAGCGCAATACTACCCATGAAACCATTGCTAAAAAGAATATTGGGACTGGTGCTGTTCTCGGTGTGCCAGGGCTTGCCGGACTTTCTTATCTCAATGAGGATGCAAAAGATAGTATGTAAGCCAAAAGAGGGGGATTCCCCTCTCTTTTTTTACAAACAGTAAGGAGGTTTTATGCGTGAACCGAGATTTTACTTTTTTGAAAATGGCTTTTGATCTAATGCCTGGGCAACTCTCTAAAGAAGAAGAATTACAATTGGTCAAAGAATATCAAGCTGGAGATCCACAAGCTTATACAAAATTAAGGATATCTTTACGTCCTTTAGTGGAGAAGGCAATCGCTGACGCCATACCAAGTGGAAATACTGTTTCCGCATCTAATTTACGCATGCGTGCTGACACTTATCTCCCTCAAATATTAGATGGATTTGACCCTAATCGTGGCTTTAAATTGAATACCTACATCACTAGTAATCTAAAGGGTTATCTCAAAAATGCTGTCAGAGAAAACATGATTGGTCCATACGTTCCTCGTAACCAGCATGACGACTTAAATAGGTATAGACAATCTATTCGAGATGCTGAAATGGAATATGGAAGAAATCCAACCGAAGAGCAAATTAGGCAGTTCTATCCCTCCGATGCCACGATGGATTTTGATAAGATTAAAACATACCATGTGAATAGCTTTTTAGGTGATGCTGTTTATGGTGATGAAGATGATGAAGAAGCAATGACGTTTAAGGATCAATTTAATCATGATGAAGGTATTACAGAAGATGATTTATTCGCTGATATGTTTGAGGAAGAGCAAGAACAACAGATTTCCGAAACGTTCACCCCCACTGAACAGAAGGTTATCAATTTAGTTACAAAAGAAGGTCAACCTTTTGTACAAGTTGCTCTGTCTCTTGGATTAAGTACAGCGGAGGTTCGTAAAATCATGAGACGTTGGTACGATCAAACAACAAACTAAATGATGGAAGGCGTGTTGTATATGGAATTTCAAGGAGTATCTGCAAAAAATCATGGTCAAACTGCCGCTTTCAAGATACTAAATAACAACAAACCATATACCTTTCTGACAGGTCCAGCGGGTACAGGCAAGACTCTCCTTACTGGAGCAGTAGGGCTTGAAAAAGTAGTAAATCATCCAAAGGACAGATATAAGAAAGTCATTTATACTCGCCTGCAAGTGCAAACAGGTGCAAACCTTGGTTACCTTCCAGGAGATTTTGCTGGAAAGACTGACCCATTTGTTGAACCATTTAAAGACAATTTTCAAGAGATGGAATACACATTGCCTCTCGATCATCTTCAATCGGGCACTAAGAATAAGAAACTTGAATTCTTACCGATTCAAACCATGCGTGGTCGTACTATACCAAATGCTTTTATTATTATCGACGAAGCGCAAAACCTTGATATGGATACGATTACGACATTAGCAACTCGATTAGGGCAAGAATCTAAAATGATTTTTTTATCAAACTTTGCTCAAATCGATGATGAAACCCACCATCTAAAAGACCCTATGAACAATGGTCTCTATCAAATGCTTTCACGATTATATAGCAATCAGGGAGGTCATAAATATTTTGACCACGTTCATCTCACAGACATTGAACGCTCTGATGCAGCGGCCTTTATAGAAAAAATCATGAGAACAGATAGAGTTCACCCCACATTTACAAAATTAGAAGACAGAGGAATTCCCCCATTATCTAAAAAATCTGCTGTGTAAAAAGAAAAGCGGCCTTTCATTAGGTCGCTTTTCAGTATAATATAGGTATCTTTTGCAAAGGGCGGTGAATAAAATGGCTCTATTTTCTGCTGACACTACAACTTCGTTAGAAGAAGATGTTACGAAAGGGTTAGCTCAGTTGGGAGCAGGTGGTGCGGCATTTGGTGCGGGACACCTACTAAAATATCCTATCGATGCAAATTATCAAAGAAAGCTCGTTCAGAAAGCTCTAGAACTTAACGCAATAAAAGAACAGTCACGTGAAAACTGGGATACGATGCTAAAGTTATACAGAGGCAAACTATCGATGAATGATATTCCCGAAGAGAAACGAGAGTTCTACGAAAGATTACTAAAAGAAAATGCAGATGATTTAAAGTACCTTTCCAACAATCCTTATGAAGTGAAACAGACGTTAGATCAGTTTAATCATGGTAAGGTCATACCTCTATTTGGTGAAGCAAAAATGACACGTAATTTCCCCGACAAAGTACATTCTCCTACAGGAAAAGCGTTACCAGGCTTATTAGGGTTAGCTGGAGCTTATACAGCTGGTCAGCTTTATGATCACATGCATGAAAACAACCATACTAAAGAGTAGTACAGCTATGAAAAATTAAATTTAAATGTGGTAATCTGTATGTAATAATCCACCCATAGGTAAGAAAGTAGGTGACGCTATTGAAACTATTCCAAAAAACCTCTCCCCTCTTTTCAAAGAAAGCTGAGACTGATGATCAGAATCTTCCCTATGCTTTACAATATGGCATGAAAGGCGCCGAAAGCGGGTTACCAGCTGGTATAGCCCTAGGCGCGTTCCAACATGTACTTAACAGTGATAAACCTCATTTCTCTCTCATTGGAAAATCGCCAGCAGGCAAAAGTGCTGCTATTGCTAATAGAGCCGTAGATGCAGGTGTAAAAATGGGAGTTAGTGGTTTACTTGGTGCCGGTACAGGTTTTGCACTTGGCGGTGGTCTTGGTGCTTATGTAGATCAATATGGTGTTAATAAAGAGCAAATAACAAAAGAAGTTGAGGATGAAAAAAGGGAATATCTACGTCAGAAAATTGAGGAGATGCGTATGGATCGAGAAGCTACTAACAATGATTTGGCTAACCGGTTATCTAAAACAGCCGGTATGCTTGATGGTGTTCGCAGGCTAACCGGTAGTGACTATAGAAAAGCTTCTAAAGCTTATGAAAATCTAAATTCTATAGATGGTTTTGCTAGTATGCCCCCAGAAGAATATTTTACTAAGTTACAAGACGCTGAAGCGAAAATGAAAGCAGAGCAACAATTAAGAGATGAAACACAGCAAAAAGCCCTTCCTATTGCAGCAGGTACTGGTTTATTTGGTGGACTAATGGGGGCTGGCATGATGGAAGATAAACGTATGAATAATCGTATTATGGATGAATTGTTATCTGAAGAACGCAATAATCAAGAATCTTCTACAGGTCTCGATGGTCAAAAAAGACAAGGTGCTGGCTCAGTATCAAACGCTCCAGCCGGTGCTGATAAAACTGCCTCACCCTCTCCCCTGTTTAGCCCCATTGAAAAAACTGCAGGACCTTTAAACTTCATTAAAAACTTCACTAATCACAATGTAAACAAAGCTCAAAATCGCCTCAATGAAATTAGTAACGTCCCACGAGATTTACAAAAACGCTATGAATACACACAAGAGGCTCAAAAAACTGTAAATAATGCGAAAGTTGATCGCAACCGCGCCCGTTTAGGAGGCGGTCTAGCTCTTGGTGCAGCTGGTGCTGGCGTTGGTGGATATAACGCCTACCAAAAATCTAAAAATCCAGAGGAGGAAAATACAATGAACCAAACTTCTAACTATGAACAAAAGATTGCCTTTGAATCACTGATGGGTCGTTTAGAGAAAACAGCAGGACCTCGTGATATTGCTCAAAATTTAGCAAGTCATTCAGGAGACGCTTTAGCAGCTGCTAAAGCAGGTGGCGCGGACGCTTTAGTTTCAGCTCGTAACTTAGGTCAAGATGTACTTAGTGGAGCACGAGATTTTGGTAATACCGCGTTAGGTAAAGATTATCGTGCTGTTAAAGACTTAGGTGATGAACAACAGTTAATGGATCAGGCTCTCGTACAGCAAGCTCGTAACGATATGTTAAAAGCTCAAGGTCTAGCTGGTGCTGGTTTAGCAGGAGCTGGCGGTGCTGGTTATGCGTTAGCTAATGCTGGCGGTGATAATGATGAAGAACAAGTAGCATTTACTGAACTAATGGAACGCCTTGAAAAAACAGCGGCTCCTGGCGGTGGTCTTTTTAACAAAGCAAAAGGTGCTCTAGGAAATGCTAAATACAAAGCTCAAATGGGTGCTCGTGACTTTACAGGAGCTAATGAGAAGGCTACTGCGCAAAATATGCAACGTGCATGGAATGACAATAAAACAAATAGCCTCTCAGTAAGTGAATTTAAAAATCAACATGAAAAATTAAAAGGCGCTAATGATGCTGCTAAAGCACGTAAAGATAAATCCCGTAAAGGTGCTGGTTTAGCAGGAGCTGCCGGTTTAGCTGCGGCTGGCGGTGGTGCGGCGGCTGCTAATTCTAAAAAAGATCGTGAAAAAGAAGCATCCGAGGTATTAAATGGTCTTTATAAAGAGGCAGCTTCAGCGATCATAGACGAATCATTACCTCCTGTTCGTCAACACCTTGATCCAATGGACCGTATCACATTCAGTAAGTAATTGAATAAATTACAAGCCCTGTCAATTGACGGGGCTTTTTCGTGTTTTATAGGATAAACCGAAAAGAAAATAGGGTAATTTTGCTATACAATAAGCGTAATAAGAAGTCGCAGAAAGGAGGAGCACAATGATAGTACACTTTAATAAAATTACTCCTGAGAACCGTTCGCTCATTAGATCTATTGAGTCAAAAGCATATGTGGGCTATATTCGATACCTTTTACTTAAGAGATGGTCTTTTGAACGTGTACGGCGTGAACTCATGCGACTAGGATTAGCGTGGAACGAAAAAGAAGATTTTGAGATTTACTTTCAAGAAGTTCTTTTTCCGATTATTAAAAAGTATAAGCTCGGAAAATATTATAAAAAATACTCTCGTGAACTGACAGATGCCCCTCTTACGTTTGGTGAAACGTTTGGCAACTCTGAGAAAGATCGTGTAGCCTTTGCAGATTTATTAAATTATATGGAGATCACACAGTTTTTCGCAGAAGAGATTGTTGAACATTACGGAACCCCCGCTAACATTCCAAATCACCCTTCTACTGGAGACCCTATTATTCCTCAAGAAAAACCAATTGATTTAGTAGAAATTCTTCAGAATCCCAGAAGGTACGTAATTGAACATTTATTAATCGAGGGTTATTCCCCTAAACAAATCGAGGCACATCTATATCAGCGTTACGATATGGAAGTGACTGCTGATGAAATTAAAGCCTACGCTAAGTCCTTTTTTAATGTAAAACGCCAGGACGTTCAAAGGTTATTGGATACCTTACAGGATGAAAAAGATTTATTGGCAGATCGTTTGCTTGAAGTGAAAAACCGCCCTAAATCTGATTTTAGTGTCGGTGAACGCTTTGAGATTATTTCTAAAATGAGTGAGAAGAATGATGAACTTACTAAATTAATCAATAAGTTAAGCAGTGTTCATATAAATTCTTCTTACAATGCAGCTGTTTTAGAAGTAACGGATATGAGAGAAATGTTTTCAGATGTAATGACTCGTGCTCATAAACGCTTTAGGGATTTAGATGAACGTACAGAGGATGAGATTGTTGGCCCGCTTAATAGCATCGTAACGATGATGGCTAAAGCAACAGATAAGATTATGAGTATTGACGATACACTTAATCAAACTTCCAACAAATCTGTTAATGAGGAAATGCTTGAGGTTATCATGCCAACACTCGACCGTATTGAACAAGAGGAAAGAGAAGCTCATTTTGCATATAGACAAATCAATAAAAAACGCAATGAACCTGATGAGGATGATGTGTATGAAGATGATGAAATTCTCGGTTTTGATTAGATTAGGTGATTACTATGGCCCTAATTGATCGCATTGATATAAAGCCAATGGGCTTTGCTGAATCGATGTACAAGCTAAACGGTCAGCCCTTACGCTTCACACAGGGAAGAAATTATTTAAAGCCTATTCACGAGGCCGAACTGGAAGAAATCCTTATGATGACAGGACGACAAGTAGAAAAGACAACCACTATTTCTGTCAAAATGGCAAACAACGTACTTCTTCGCCCCTTCTCCACTTCTCTATATGTTGCTCCTCTAAATGAACAAGTAAAAACCTTCTCTAGAGCACGTTTAGATAAACTATTCCGTTACAGTCAAAATGACTTGGTACGCAAGCGTTACAAGAGCTCTGACTTAGTAGATCAAGTGTTTCATAAAGAATTTTTAAACGGCGCTGAAATCTATATGCGCAATTGCTATGACGATGCAGATAATATCCGTGGACTCAGTATTCAGGATGTCTGTATCGATGAAATTCAGGATATTAACGTAGATTCTATCCCCGTCATACTAGAGACTCAAGCCCGTGCTAAAAAGAAGCACCGCATCTACACTGGTACTCCCAAAACGTTCGCGAACACCATACAACAATTATGGGACGGATCTTCTCAAGCAGATTGGGTTATCCGTTGTCCTCATTGTTCTAAGCATCAAGTTTTAGGAATAGAAAGTGTTACTCCTACTCAATTCATCTGCCGAAACCCTCGATGTCATAAACCTCTTCCTGATATCGCTCGTGCAATGGGCCGCTGGGAACATCGTAATCCAGAAAAGAAACGAAAAGGTTTCCGTATTACACAAATGATGGTGCCGGATATTAACCCGGGCGATATCTTCGACAAGATTGAAAACTACCCTCTCTTACGCTTAAAGAACGAAGTACTTGGCGAATCTTACGAAAAAGCGGATAAACCATTTACAAAAGATTTCATGATGGAGATTACTGACCGTGATTTCTCTATGATGACTACTATTACAAACTCAACTTTTGCCAACATACCAACTTTTTTAGGTATTGATTGGGGCGAAGGCGAAAAGAATGGTGAGAGTGGAACGGGATATACTGTTTTAACTGTTGGTGCTTACAACCCTGAAGGTAAATTTCAAATTCTTTATGCTAAACGTTTCGAAAAAGGCAAGGAACTAGACCCTGACTTTCAGATGAAAACTATTCATAATGTAGTAGATTCATTTAGATGCCGTTATATCATAGCCGACTACGGGGCTGGTGTTAAAGAGAATAAAAGATTGCGTAAACAATTAGGTAAACGCTTTGCACAAGTACAATATGTAGGTCAGCAAAAGAAAAAAATCAACTATGATCAGAACGAGTTTAAATTCCTTATCGAGAGATCCGATTGGATGACTGACTTTGTGGACTTTGCACACGATGGAAACCTACGTCTTTTTGGAAAAAATGATGAAGGTATGGTTAACGTATTCCATGATAATTTCACTGCTATTTACAGTGAGTACCGCAAGTCTACAAATGGGTTAGCGGAGAAATTATTTTATGGACACGCTTTATCACAACCAGATGACGCTTACCACTCTACTTTTTATGCTTGGTTTGCTTCTCTTATGTACAAACAAGGAAGCTTTACACCAGAAGGAAAAAGCAAGAAGAGAGGCTTTACATCTGTTCGTGCTTCTTGATAATAGTACAATTACAATATCAATCTACAAAGGAGGATTTACGATGATTCCAGAGCGTGATAAAAAAACAGATATTGCATCCGAAATAGCTCAAGGTAAGCAACTTCAGAAAAAAATTGTAGCTTTAGCTGAAGAAGCAGCTAGTGAAAGTCTTTCTAGTAATAAGACCTTAAATCAGATCATTGCTGTTCTTGCAAAACGTGAGCGATTTAACCGTTTACAGATTCAGCGTTTAGTTGAAGAAAGTAACACCATCGCTTATAACAAGCGTTACGATCAACTACGTTCATCAAACGATAGACGTATCACCTTCCCTATTGCTTCATTAAGCGGAGTGATTGAGGAGATGGGCTTTTCTGCTCCACCTGAAATCACAAACCCTAACTTACCTAGTGGTGGTCCTGGTAAGGGTGAAATGCAGAAAGCAGCATCCGTACAAATTGAGACCTCCCCTATTCACACACCGCATTCCAACGTCAAAGAGCGTCATGAAAAATACATGAGCAAAGTAGCAGCTGTTCAAAAGAAACAAGATGAACGTGCTAAAGCTCGTCAAGAGAAGGAAAAACAAAGTACTATCTTTAAAATAGCTAATTCGATTGTTATGTCTGAGCGTCAATATAAAAATGGGAATGAGGTTTTTAATACTCTTTTATCTGATGTTCCTTTCACTGATGAAGATAAGGATGCCATTATAAAGAAGGCTTCAACCATTGCAGAACATATGGTTAAAACCAAACGTTCACGTCCTAATTTTGTGGTAACATTGAGTCAGAATCCTACAGAAAAGGTGGCCAGTCACTTGTTAGGTGAGTACAGTTTGCTGAAACAAGCCGATGACACTACTAAGGTGAAAGAAGTGAAGGTTCAGCCGACTGTAGATGTATCTGATTTCTCTGCACTTATTAATTTAGCACGAAAGTTAGAGACAGAATCTCAACAAGGAGCTCTAGCAAAACAGCCGGTCACTACCGGGAGCGAGGTGAAGTAAATGGATAACTATCTTGAAGATTTAGAGAAAATTGCTAATGAAATTATCCCTGAGGACAATCAAGATCCTATGTTAGAAGATCCCAAGCCCCCTATTCCACCAGAGGAAATAGAGGCAGAACAAGCAGCTAACTCAGAACCTGCTGATTCAAGTGATGCTGAAGAACAGCTTCCCCCTTCTCCTGAAGATGTAGAAGCTCTAAATGATACGATTGATTCAGCAGAACAAGAACTCCACGCAGCCCAGGAACATTTAGCTGAAGTAGAGAAGCAATACAACGAGTTTGAGAAAGTAGCAGCTCCAGTTATTAGTGACTCTCTTCCAGCAATGGGTGCCTTCGCAAAACTCATCGATTTTTCCACTAATTCAGATTCAGACCCTATTCTCCACAAAATCGCTAAAGAACGACTTCAAACCGCTTTATCTAGCGAAGATTCATTCTATGAAACATTACAAAAGACGGCTACTGAGCTTTTTGAAGATGAAGCTAACCTTAATGCTCTATATACGCAAGAAGGTATGGAATATGTAGTCGAGACTCTTGATTCATTTGCTAATGATGAAGAGTTTTCTAAAGAAGCTTTTGAAGCTGGCAGCGTAATTGGTAAAGCTGTTGATACGATCAAAGAATTTGGCGACGCTACTAAAAACTTCTGGAAACTTAGAAATGAATTAGGCGTTGCTAAAGCTGAAGCTGACCGTCTTGCTCAAGAAGCTTCACAAGCTACTACTAATGCTGTTACAGCAGCAGATAATGTTAATGCCACTGGTGAAGAGTTAACAAACCTTAGACAGAAGCAGGTTGATGCAACAAAGGCTTCTTCAGCTGCTAATGAAAATGTAGATGACATTAAAAAGAAAGTTGTAATGGGAGGAGCTGGCTGGGGAGCTGGTGGTACTGGTCTAGCAGCCGGTAGTTTATTCGGCGGTAAAAAGATCTATGATGCTACCCACCCTGACGAAGAAGAAGCTTCGAAAACAGCTAGTTATCAAAATAAAGGTAATTATTATGAAGGAGGCAAACAAGCCATGAAACAATCAGTTGTTCAAGATTTCTTAAAAATTGCAGGTGCCGCTGGACTATTAAACATTGCTAATAACGAAGAATTTAAAGATGAATTACGTAAAGAAGCAGCAGAACAATTCAATCACATCTCTCGTTTAAGCAGAGCAGAAATGGAAGACGCATTCGTAAAGGTAGCAACAGAACTGTATTCTGAAGACCAACTACATGAAATCGTAGCTGGAAAGCACAATGAAGAATTATTCGATAAAGTAGCTTTTTTCATTGCAGCTCATGATGCTTCTGCTGATGAACTAGAAAAAATTGCAGGCGCTGACGGTGTTGCCGCGAAGGGTGTTGGCGGTGCATTAACTGACGCTAAAAAGCAAGTTGAAGAACACATTGATGAAGAAAAACGTAAAACTGAAACAGGTAACTTACAGCCTGGATCAACAAAAGCTCAAGACACTGCTGGATATAACGTAACAAACAATCCTAGTAAGTATGATGTTGATAAAACAGCTCACTTACTTGAGCAAGCTCAACTTCAAAAGCAAGCAGCTATTGAGGCGTATGCTGAAGCTGAAAGCTTCCTTAACCAATATGGTCGATAAGCATTTATTTCTAAAGGAAACGCCCTTATTTGGGCGTTTTTTTATGCCCTCTGTTAGGTAAAATCCTTTACAATATGTATATATGAAGCTGTAAAAAAGAAAGGTGATGACATTGGATATTCAAAGAAGAGCTCGGAATTTGCGAATGATGCTCGATAAACAAGCCGCACTCCCGAAGCTCCCTTCACTTGATAGCATTAAACCTCCTACTACCCCTCTTTTTCCAAAACTTAAAGGAACAAATAAACCACCTGTCTTAACAAGTCCTTCTCAACCAGCTCCCGATCTGACGAATACAGATTTACCCACCTTACCAAAAATGAGAGTCAATGGTTCAAAGCCTAAATTTTCATCTCCAATGAAATCCGCTAATCCCTACAATAAAAATTAGAAAGAAGGTGGTAACATGGCTGATAACATGTGGGAACCTAAACGTAGTGATAAGAATCTAAACTATAAAGATTCATGGCTCCAAAACACCGTAGAATTAGCCGCTTTAGGGACGATTCTAACTGGCGCTGGTACATTAGCTGTTAAAGGTGATTTTAGCGGTGCTTTCCGTAATGGTAAGCGTGCTATAGGTGCAGCAGGAAAAGGGTTCGAGAATTACTTAAAACGTAACGGTAGCATGAAAACAAAGTTTGGTTATCAAGTAGGTAAAAAAGTTCTTCAAAACCTAAGAATGATGCCAAAACCAACAGGACGTGAAGGTGCTGACCAATTAGGTGCTATTCTAGGAAATGGCGTTAAAGAAGTAGATACGAACCCTGAAATCCAAAAACGTATTCGTGATGAAGTATCTCGTCGTTTACAGCAAGAACAGAGTCGTAACGTTGTTGATAAAGCAATAGATGGTTCCACCCGTTTTCCTAATACTGATCCAGAAGCACGAGCAAGAGTTTTGTACGAAAAGGTTCGTGATGAAGAAATTCAGAAACAACTATATGGAGATAAAGCCTCTATTACTAATAAATCTCCTCGGAAGAAAGAAAATGCGAAACCTTTATTCAATAAGAAACAAGTCGCAAAAGACATGGTAGGTGCTGGATTGACAGGTACCGCATTCGGCGCAGGCATTTCAGGTTTTCATGCCCTAGATCGCGCATCTTCTGACCCGGATAATCAAAAGAAGCTAGAAGATACCTTTCATCATGCAGGTAGTTTTCTAAAAAAGAAGGAGGATAATTCGATGAATAAATCAGCTAGTTCTCTTGATGTATATAAAGGGCTCGGTGGCATTGCTAAGAAGACTCCCGAAGCTGTGGCTAGTGGTATTGGTTTTACTGGTATCTCATTAGGTACAGCAAAGCTTTTAAATGGACAAGATCCTCGTTCCCCTAAAGATGGTACTGATAAAGATACAGATAACCAATCTACTCGCGTAATTATTGAGTTAGGAAAAGATGATCAACCTAGACCTGGCGATAAGCATTCAGCTATGCCTATGGGTTTATCCGGTCTCCCACGTCTTGCCCAGGAAAAGACAGAGGATTTGGAAAAGACAGCTCTCCCCTCTTTCAATGGCTTAAAGCAGTTTGCTAGAGATTTCAAGGGATATGGTAAACAAATCGATGAATTAAAGGGTCAGAATCCCGCTGATGTTGCCGCTACTCGTTTGCGTAATGAAAACATTCCTAAGTTATTAGAAGAGAACTACGGCAATTTAGCTAAAGATGATTATTCAAAAGGACAATTTACAAATCGTCTATTTGATAGCTACACAACCCAAGCAAAAAACGAATTAGACGATACAGTTAAAGGTTTAGAAACACAGACGGCGAACGCTCGCTTGAAGGCTGGCGCTGGCGGTTTACTTGCCGCTGGAGGAGGATTAGCCGGATTAGCGGCTATGAAAAGCAAACGAGAGGAGAACCCCAAAAATGGACCTTCTTAAACTTCCCACTGACCAAAACCCTCATGAGCGTTGGAATAGCATTATGAATGGAGCTGCTAACAAGCAGATGATTGCTATTCGATACCGCGACAAAGACAATCAACTATCTGTTCGTAAAATAGAGCCTTATGAAATTAAAGATGGAAAGCTCTTTGCTTATGATCCTGAAAAAGGCGGCATACGTGCCTTCTTCACTCAAAACATAGAGGCTGCTCTTACAACGGACAATGGTTTTGAACCTCGTTTTCCAATTAAAATCAACTCATCTATTATGTCTGATAGCTCTTTATAAGCGCCATTTCAAGGCGCTTTTTTTGTTAGAATGAAGCTAATGAACACGAGCGAATATTAAAGGGGTGTCTTAATTGATTAAAATTCCAAATGTACAAGTTAAACTAGCTGATCGAATATATGGCGATTTTGCAGAGAAAGTTGCATTTAACCTAAGCATTGACCCTGCTTCCGTTTTAGGCTCGATTGCTGGTGGCTATGCTGCAAATGCTCACTACAAAAAGTCACAGGATAAAAAACAAGAGCAAGAATTAAAGAATCGTACTATCGAAAATAATGCGTATTCTCAGGTTGAAAGTATTATGAGGGACTTGAAGATTGTTTTCACGCCCATTAACGTCATTTACAGTGTTAACGGCCAAGTATTTGAAATCATCTCTACTGATGAAATGAATCCTTATATGCGTACTGAATTTCAAAAGAAGAATGCTAACTATTTCCGCGATTTATTAGTAAATAAAATCAATATGGAAATGCAATTGGCAGAACAAGCTTTTGCCCAACGTCTCCTAGCTGCAGGTGGTTATAACCAGCAAGCAAAAGAAGCAAGTTATATATCTAAACAAGATGCCTTGGTTAAAGTAGCTGCTGAACATATGGACGGTATGATGAAAACAGCAAGCGGCGGTTTAGATAACGTGACATTCACCCTTAACCCTTCTTTTGATACCATTCGACCATTTGAACATTGTCACTTCTTTTTTAACCCAAATGAATTATCGAAAGTAGCAAGTATCTTTGATTTATTTGACGAGAATCGTTCTGAAGATGTGAGTCTCCATCGAATTAATCAAGAAGTCAATGTAGGATTTTTACCAGACCGCGTTGTTTATACCTGGAATGGGCAACTAATTGAACAATTACCTCTCTTACGAATGAATGAAGAAGGTTATGAAGCGTTTAAAAAGAAAGACAAGCAGTTTTTCATCGATTTCTTTAAACAACATACAAAAGAAACAACTGAGGAACTGGAGGCTCCTAAACCACGAGAGCAAACCGCTAGTACATCTGAAGAAGAGACAGCTACATTTGATACGTTTCATGAAGATCAAGACGACTTCGTAAAAGATGCTGCTTCTCTTGAAGATATTGTAGAAGATCTAGTTGAAGAAGAGTTTCCAGTAGTCGAACGAGAAAGCCTGGACTTGTTCCAAGATCCTGATATTCACCCTGTTGCTTATGATGTTGTATTGAATGAACGATATGGCGAAGATTGGGCTAGGTATGAACTTGAAGCCTTATTAAAGCAAATTGAAATAGATTTCGAGTTACGTAATGGTATTGCTGAAAATCCATTAAATAAGATTTCCATCCTCCACACCGTTTCTTCAGAAGAACACACGATGTATCAGGCTCCCCTCACCTTTGAGAAATTTATACGAGGCGTTAATTCCAAAAGTATTTTATTTGAAGAATTTCAAGGTAACCTCTCTTTTGAAGAGATTCTATTTGGCTTGGACGTAGCAAAAGCGTATGACGGAGATGAAGTATTCCTTCAATTCCATGACAATATCGCCGCTTACGTATCTGAGGAACTAATGAATGAAGGCGTTCGCTTTGTATCGAATCAGCTTTATGATGAAGACAATCCTTCTGAAAAAGACTTCTTCAAAAGTGTAAATGGCTTTTTAGCACGGAAATGGAAAGAACGTGATGCTCAAGGTGTTTTAGATGAAGCTGGCATTGACCAACAACACACCATGACTACCCAAATTACTGAGATTGCCGATGATGTACTGAAAGAGCATGCTGAACAAATACAAGTTGATGATCCTTACACATCCATTAAGAAAGTTTTAGGAAATGGTTTACTTGAGCCTGTAGATGCTGATTTCCGTACTGGCGTTGCGAATATGGCAGCTGAAACAACAGTCGCTCACTTTATGGCTGGTATCTTTCTTGAATACAAACATCAAGAATTAGTTTATACCTTAGAAAAGCTTAAGGAAGAAGGTGTAGTACGTGGATAAAGATCAACAAAATGATATTTCCAAAATGGAAGAGAAAATGGCTAAATTTGTAGATAAATTGACGGGAACATCTAGCGGTCACGTAAAGGTTGCTCATCCTAACTCAACAATGAGCAACAACGCTTATAAACAGTACCGCTCCTCCTTCCTTACACTAGGAGATATGCAAATTCCCGATGATTATAAAGAGATTTTTAAATGGTGTAGATATTTTTTCAAGTTTGACCCTTTGATTGGTTCCGCTGTTCGTTCTCTCGCTACCTTTCCAATCACGGATTGGATACTTGATGATACAGAAGAGGCTGACCAAAAGGACGTAGACACCAATGATACAGATAGTGAAGAGCCAAGTGAGACATATAAATTCTATGACGAGATTTTAAGTGAAGATATAGATTTATATACTCATATGAACGAAGTCGGCTATGACTATTTCTTATACGGTAACATGGTTGTTTTTGCTGAACCCGGCGTTAAGATCGTTAAGCGTCGAGTACCTGAAACAGGTGAGATTATTCAGAAGAAAGAAGTTGTATGGAAAAGCGTGCAACGACTTGATCTCACCCGTTTAAAGATTGATAAAGACCCAAAATCAGGAGAGAAAATGTACTTCTATGATATCCCTCCTGAATTAAAGCGAGTTATTAAAACGCAAAAGCCGAAAGAAAAATACGATAAGATACCAAAAATCTTTAAGGATGCGGTTGCGAAGCGTGGCCTTGTAAGGTTGAAAAGCGAATACGTGTATCACATGCAAATGCCTTCTGAATCTGGTGATGATGGACTTTGGGCTACTCCCCCCGTTCTCCATGCTATGAAGCTTATACTCTATAGCAACGTTTTACGACAGGCTCAAGAGGCGCTGGCTTATGAACATATAGTGCCCCGCCGTATCTATTACTTTAACGAAACTCAAGAATTTTCTCCTGGAATGGATTTTGCTGATATTGCTAATGACTTTGCCTCTGAGTTAAAAAAACAGCTTGATGATCCAAACTATCAAATTATCAGCCCCCTCCCTATTCAACAAATCCAACATGGCGGTCAAGGGAAAGCATTACTTCTCGTCCCTGAATTGGAACAGCTGCAAGAAACCATCCTTGCTGCTATGGGAGTTCCACGAGAATTTATCTTCGGCGGTGTCTCTTACTCCGGTTCTACCACCTCTTTACGTATCCTTGAGAATCACTTCATCACCTACCGCACAAAACTACTCCACTACATTAACAATTTCCTTATTAAACGATTAGCGGAAATTCGTGGCGAATGGGAAACCATTGATGATAACGAAAAGCTTGTAAAAGTACAGCTTAGTGAATTAAAAATGCAAGATGACATCCAACAAAAACAGCTAATGATTAACCTTAATCAACAAGGAAAACTTCCAGACGAAATCATGTACGAGAAAGTTCTCGGATTAGATTCTACAAAGGTTGTCAAGCAGCTACAATCTGAGCGCTTGCGTAAGCTTCAAGAGCAATTCGAGTTGCAACTGAGTCAAATGGATATGAATGAAAAAATGCAGCAAATAGCAGCAGAAAAAGGACAGATGCCGCCAGTTGACCCAGCTAACGGTCCTCAAATTCCTGAACCGGCTCCTGGTGCATATGAATCTGAAGAAGATCCTCAACAAGAGGGCACTCCTCAGCAGGGACAACCATCTGACCAACCAACCGGACAACCATCTACCCCAGGAGAAGGGGAGCGCAGGGAAGAGCCTAAGGGACGCTCTGGTAGTGGTGGAACTCAAAACCGAGAAGCATTAAAGATTGCGCAGGAATTTATGAACATGTCGGAAGCGCAGAGGGCAAATGCTATCTCTAAGCTCCCTCAAGCTACAGCACAACGCGCTTTAATGTTCTATAATCAATTACAAGCTGAGGAAGGAACAGAAACGGATATGAGGCCAATGCCAACACAACTTCCTCCTCGTCGTGAAGGTGGCGTGTAAGATGTTTCGTGTATTTGACTTATCAATCTACGCCTCCAATGCAAACGAACTTCTCAACAACCCTTGTCTGCGCTTAATCTCCCTAAAAATCTCCTGCTCGTTTGAAACGGGCTACACCACAGCAAACTTACGATTCTCTCCATGCGAAGAACGAGAAACCAAATTCAAACGTTATCTGAAGCGATTCCGGGTTGAACAGGATGATCATCAGCTTGATGAACTGCTGCAAGATAAAGATGTACGTATTATAAAGCAACATGTTTTCCCTACAGAAGACGGTTCAATTGTTGTAGTGGATTACCAAGTTAGAAAAAGGAAGGTAGGTCGTGCATAATGGAAAAGTTTAATCATGAACAGGCAGTTGCCAAATTAAAGGCTAATGTAATCAACGAATTCAACAATGCATTTCCTTTTGAACGCGGAGATTATCGTTTTGAAGTGAAAGATATTGAAATCAAAGAGCCTTCCGTCACATATGAAGACCAACAAAAAGCCTTTTTAAACGATGATTCTATTGAAGCAGTGGTACGTGGTACGGTTGAAGTTTACTTTAAAGATAAGCTTGTTAAGTCACAGAAAACGATTTTAACACGTGTCCCTTATCCAACAGATCGAGGCAGCTATGTAACTGCAGGTAATGAAATTGTTGTATTAAATCGCATGCAAAGACGAAACGGTATCTTTGTACGCCCTGTTCGTAACGTCAATCGCACTCAAATGCTCACAGCTGATGTAAGAGCTGGCTATCAGCGCTTCAAAATTGATTTCGATACAAATAGAGGGCAAATGAAAATATCCGATTTATCCATGGACTATGGTAAAACAAGTCCTGGCCAAATCGACGTTATTCCCTTTCTAAGATTTCTAGGTGTAACTGATGATCAAATTAAGCAGGCGATTAATAATGAAACACTTTACAATTCATTTATGAAGAACGCTACTACTACTTCACCACGTAAAATCTATGGTGCTTTTTTTGCAAAAGAGTTTCCTGGTGATGAAGAAGCAAAGCAACAAATCCTAGACTTCATGAATAATAACCTTACATTCAGCGAAGACTCTCAGAAATTAAATAAGCAAACGATTGGTGAAAGTGCTAGTTCATTTGATGCAACTGCCCTTTTAGGAACCATCTCTCAACTTGTAAAAGAGTATAAGAAGCCTGGTGTTTCCCCAGATCCTGACGATTTCCGTTTTAAAGAAATCAAATCGCCAGAAGATACAGTTGGGGAATATGTCCGAAAAGGTATTAGAGAATGGATTAATAACCGTCTTCGCCGCATAACATATACGGATATGAATGAACAAAAGCGTCAGACGATGAACGCAAAGCCTGACCAATATATTTATAAAGGTACAAAACAGCTCTATCAAAGTGACATTGCTGAATTAGTTGATACATCGAATCCTTTAGACCTCCACCAAAAGCTTTATAAGGTGACTTCTTTAGGTACTGGCGGTTTATCTACCCGTGCCGCTTCTAACTATAATCGTAACCTACAAGATACAGCGTTTGCTAAAATTGATGCGGTTGAAACGCCACAATCTCAACGAATGGGATTAGTGCAACATTTTGCATCTGGAGCAACAGTTAAAAATGGTCGTCTCTACTCTAAATTTTACCGAGTGACCAATGGTAAGATTGATACCTCTAAAGTGATTGATGATATTGATCCGCTCGATGAATTCGAGGAATACATTGCATTCAACACCCCTCCTACCCTTTCGAAAGACGATAATGGTAGAATCACAGGTTTTAAGAATGATACTGTTCGAGTTCGTCATAAAGGTAGATTCGAAAATGTCCCCCGCAACAAAGTAACGTTAATCGACTCCAGCTCCTCTGCCCACATGAGTCATTCGACTGCTCTTATCCCTTTTGGAAGCCATAACGATGGTGCGCGTATGTTAATGGGCGCAGGTATGCAGAAGCAATCTCTTAGTCTTGAAAACCCTGAAGCTCCCCTTGTACAAAGTGTCTCTGATCCTGTAACAGGTAAAACGGTTGAAGAAGAAATGGCAGAACGAGCTTCTAATATCCTACGTTCTCCTGTTGCTGGAACGGTAAAGAAAATTACCGATGATTATAT